GTCTTTGCATTGGTCTGGCCCTAGAAATGTCAGACCTTGGATATGGTGTTCCTGTGTATATGTTAGGTAAAGGTACGATTGGGTATAAATCAGTATTGAGAATAGACTCGTACAAAACTATCTCCCCTATGGAACAAACAATACCCACGCGAGTTTGTAGAACTTGTTCAAATTGAGCCATCCCTTTTTCAAAAATACCGGGATTCTTTTCTAGGAACTGTTGAAATTCATTCTCATCCATTATCATTTCTTCCTCACTACGGGAATCAACAATACGATAGAATGGTACTTTTGTTTTATAAAATCTTTCTAATACCTGATATTTTTCCTGATAAGTAAATTCTAAATCCCTAGCCTCATCAGGTGTCCATGTCTTTTGTTGTCCACTATTCTGGGCTGATGGAAAATCCTCATCTGAATAAGCAGAAACATGCTGAAGTAGGCCAGGCTCCTCTTTTCCAGTTTCTTCATTTATTTGTGGGCCAAGTTCTGGATATAATGTTAATACCTGTTCGCCAGTAAGAATAGTAGATAATATAATATTCTCAGCATCATTAAACCATCTATCCCTAGATGAAGATGGTATATATACCCTGAATGGGTCTACACAGGTAAACTTTACTTCTCCTTTTCCAAAATCAGCTTCTGTATCAATATATGCATATAAATAACCCATTCCTGTAGTAGAATGGTCATGTATAGCTTGTTTTAAATTTGTATTGCCGTCAGATATCTCCCAGATATAACTCATAACAATACGCCATAGTTTAGCAACCTTTACATCTGAGTCTTCTCTTGGTATAACAGTAAAAGCAGGTGCTCTAGAAGTAAGCATAGCTTTCATCTTCTCTACTGCTGGGCCAACCCTATCCATAGGAACAGCAGCTTGATTACGCAATTCTAGGTCATCTACCTCATTATTTTCAAAGTGATTACCATAGAAAAAGTCAATATCTGTACGAGCTTCAGTATCCCATCCAGAACGAGCATCACGATATCTATCAAATAGTTCCTTGGTTAGCTTAGCTCTAGGGTCTTCAGGTATTTGCATTGTAGGGTAGGAATATATAAATAAAAAGCATAGCTTGTCAAGCTATAAAGCAATCTTTTTTAATTTGCTCTTGCTCCGGTAAACCAGTTGTATTTCTTACTAACTTTGCGTTTTTTTATATTGCCATACTCATCTTTAGTCATTTTCTTACTTAATGGCGGCTTAGCATAATAATCAGCATAGTACAGGGCATCCATTAAGTCATCATTCTTTGGAAATGGATGTTCAAAGAACTCATCTACTAATTCGGTCATATTGCGGTTAATGTATAGCTTTTTACTGTTTACTATGGGCCCTAGACTTGTTTCCAGTCTATCCTCTTTCTTTATACCTCCCGGTGGTCTAACACCCTTAAAGATACCCGGCATTAATCTTCTATCTTTAGTAGCCATACGAGTAACCATATCTCTTACCATTTCCTGAGCGGCTACTGTTTCAATAGTAACTCGTTTAACTGGTTGATACTTCTTTGCCATAGCAATAATTTTATCAGGTAAATCAAATGTAGGTATTCTTTCCCTGAAATATTCAATTACATAACGATTCTTTTGTTTATCCATAGCTATTACTACTATAGCCTGAAAATCAGACTTCTTAGTAGCTGTAGCTGCTATATCAACGCCAATATAGATATTTACTGGAATCATATCATCGCCAGCATCTAAGTAAGCAAATTTATCTTTTGCTATAAAATTATATTTATGATACTGAATCCTATCAATTTTAAAAGCAGCATCTGTAACATCCCTAGCATCATTCATATACTCCTGAGCATACTTATTAACAAGACCAGCTTCAATAAATTCCCTTTTCTTTGATGCTAACTTTGCTAGTGGAAATTGTTCAGGCCAGAGAGGTTTATCATTCTCAATAGCTTTATAGAATGTCATATCCCAAGGATATTCACGACCATCTTGTTTAGCTTGATTAAAGCCCTCTACGACCATTTGTAGAAAACTATCATAATGAACTATAGTACCAGCCATCCATATCCAACCCTCATTACCCGGAGATTCCTCTAATGCTGGAAATACTGTAGATACAATCCATTTCTTGATTTCAGCTCTACGTTCAGGCGTTTTAGTATTTAACTCTGATTCAAAGTCATCAAGGATAATACCAGTATATCGTACATCAATCTCTGTCCTACCCCTCAATCTCTGAGAAGTACCCTTAGCTATAAGTCTATCTCCTTTTGCTGATACAATATCTTTTTCAGTCCATCTATTACCAGCACTATCGCCAGCCATATCACCAAAATAGTATTTTAATTTATCATTTATCTCTAAATGGGTTTTTATATACTTCAAATGGTCTATAGACTGACCTTGTTCCTCAGCAACCCAAGCTATAAATAATCTTGAGCCCTGTGGAGAGAAACACATTTTATGAAGTATTGCTGCTTTTGAAAGGATAGACTTACCAAAACCCCTAGGAAGTATATTACATATCCTGGCACCCGGTTTAGTTGATATTAACTTTTCAGCAACTTCGTAGTGAAATTTAGGAGAAGCACTCTTATTTAAGAAATCCTTTGGTAGAAAGGCTCGGCCAAAGTATATTAAATCTTTATAAGCTCTACGAAGTACATCATCATTAATTTTAGACTCAGATGGTGGTGGTACTATATTAAATGGTTTAGGTTTCTCCAAAGACATCTACATTATCCTCATTTCCAATCATTATAAGAACATCATCATCCAGATAGATAGAATAACAATGTTTACAACTAAATCCTAAAGGCATGTGTATTTCATTAAATACCACATACTTTTCTTTCCTATTCAGGGCCCGCTTACATACTTTACATTTTCTAATAGTGCTTGTTACTACCGGCATACTATCTAATGGTATATCGCTACGGGATATCTTTTTCGGCATGTGCAAGTACCTTAGTTTTTGAAACATCTAATTCTTTTAGCTGTTCATTAGTAAATCCCTGAAATACAGTTAGGGATTCAGTTCTTTTGTCACTTGGGAACATACCTGATATTTTCATTAACATTTCTATGGCCCGTAATTTATCTGAATCACGGCCATCTGTATTATCTATAATGTTTTTAGCATTATATAAGAGATATTCTTCATCTATTCCAACATTACCCAGCATTTTTTTTACTTCTTCACTAACCAATTTCTGTACCCTTTCAGTTTTTAGAAGAGAGTTTGAAGCTGTCTGAGCATATTTAGAGTTATTCGTTGGATATACTCGTAAGTAAGCCTGTTCTGGAGGCATACCATTAGCACAGTATTTTGCGAATATAACTTCTCTTCTAGTAGGTTCTTCAATTTTATCACTAATTTGTCTAGGTTTTGTTGATTTTGTGAATCTATAGATATCATCTGCTGGTTTTCCACCAATATGTATATTCTCTCTTATTGGGTATGTTCCAAGTAATGTACGAATATATTCATCGCCATTACTAAAAACACCCCGTTTGAGCACTTTACATACCTGACCATCGTCAGTTAGTATCCATTGTCCTGTTCTAGCTTCACGCCAGTCCTCACAATAATCATCATCTTCATTATCAAAGAACTCATCCTTATTGTCGTAAAGATGTTCTTTTCGGTTTTTTATTAATTTAGAAAACAAGTGTCACTCCCGACCAAATTATTACGTCGCCTAACCAACGCCCTCCGAACACTTTATTTATTTCCGTCTATTAACTTACCCCAAACAAATGTTTTACCATTTGTAATATCAACTACATCTAATCTAAAGTCGCCATTAGGAAACCAATCAATTATACCAAAGGCATGTGACCAGTTAGTATGTCTACCTTTTAACCATATATTGGATTCAGATGACATATCTTTCAAGCAACCGAGACTAAATGAATGATGGGCCCCATCTACATGAGTTACACCCATCCTTTGTACATCATGCACATGGCCATAGACTATATTCTTCCCTAGATTCTGGGAATGTTGTCTAGTATGGTTATAACTAGAGTAATGACCACCATGATAAAAATATAATTTTCCTAGTTTAAGGTACTTTCCGTAAGCATAGTACTTATACCCCCGCTCTTTAAGATTCATGATGTTTTTGAACTGATATTGCTTCAAATAAGGGTATTCCTCTACAAACATATTCAGCCAATTATCGTGATTTCCCTCAATCATGTGTTTTTCAGTACATTTTATTGACTTCAGCACATTATCGAACAAATCAAGTCCATCATTTACTTTTTGAGCATCTACTGCTAAATCTTCTATGGTATATTCAAGTGGTGGCCTCTTGCGTCTCTTATAACGCCATGGAGAAACACTATGCCACTCTCCTAAATCGCCCAAGCAGACGAATATATTAGGTTTTACCATCTTTATAGCCTTTAATACACAGTTTATAGCAGCATCATCCTGTACAGGAAAATGTATATCTGGTATTACTATGGCCCTTTTATGTTTTCTAGTCATTGAACTCCCATTTGTCCATTGTAGACATATCTATTCTTTCTATATCTATGGTTTTAACTCTTCTTTTGATTTCTTTGAGGTAGCTAAGTTGCTGGTCACTATCAGAATATAGCTTATCTAGGTCTAATTTAGAAGATATGTACTTTAATCTCTCTATAGTTTCAAAAATATCCATAATTTTAAATCCCATTCGGTATCCCCGGCACCACTATATTCTCAAAATAACTACATTTACTATCAATCTGACAAGGTTTGTTAGCATATTTCTTTCTCATCCTCATACGCAGTACTCCATCCTTTCTATAGAAGAAAGCACCAAGACAATTTCCGTTATTCCAGTTAGCACAATGATGTGTGGCTTTAGATTTTAAACTTGCCATATATTTTTACTGGAGTTCTTAGTGCCTTTAGCACAGGCATCTCTTTCTTTTTCTTCTTTTTAATTTCTTTTACTTTAATTAACATAATAATTCCTTAAGTTATTTGAAAATATACTGCTAAAAATTATTAAAAACAAATATTAGTTTAATTACTGCTATAGCATCTATATAGTATATATATAATATATAGCATATATAGCAATATTAGCTATAATAACTATATATAATATATATATATATAATATAAAGCTACAAAATGTGTGGAAAATGAAAAAATTGGTGTACTATGTGTGCTAGTCTTTCTCCCCACCCCCCACTCGGTCTTTTCCTGATTGAAATATTAAGTTTTTGTTAGGTTCTATTATACATAATGTATGTTATGTGTCGTTATTTAAATTTTTCGATAGACCCAAAAAATGTCTGACATTTAAAAAAATCCATCCTTATTACATCCAATCAATCAATCAATCAGTATATTCTTATCAATCCTAATTCATAACTATTTATATAGTTTGTTATAAATCTAGGTATTCAGTAGATTAGAGGTATGAATAAAAGGAGTAATTAATATGGTCATGAATAAACAACATGTTACTGTTCCGACTACTGTTAAGTCTAAGAAGGTAACAAAAGACCCTATTCATTACACAGTTCACCCTAAGTACATGGAAGTATCTTGTAACACTAAATTAGTTAATGTCGGTCTAGATGTTACACTAATGATGTTAGATACATCTATTAATGATGATGGTAAAATCACTGATGAACAACTATTTATATCTACATTAGATAAAATGGTCAAACGTGGTAAAAGACCTCCATCTAGTACAAAAGGGGGAAAGTCTGACTACACTGATGAAATGTTGGAACTTGAGACGAAAGTTAACAAATTGATAAAAGGTCATACATTTGTTAATAATAATGGTGATGATGTATCAGGTAGGTTCTATTTCAGAAATGATACAAAACTGAAACTATCTAGGGATAAGAAGAAAGATAAATAGACTGTGTATACGAATAGTAACAAAAGGAAGAGGAGATATTTTAAGTCTCCTCTTTTTTTTGTACCTTTTTTCATTACACACACTAAAAACAATAACAAGGAGTTAAATAGTGAGTAATTCAAGAATAACCAACAAAGAAGATTATGGTAGACATATACCTCTAAGGTGTAAAAATCATAAGAATCTACGATGGTCTACAAAGAACATAGGGAGTATTGGTTCAAGAACAATATTTTTCTCTGGTGTTAATGGTAAAGAAACATCAGTAAATGACTATGTTAAAAAGGAAGGTTACTTTGGAGTAGTTAATAAACATGAATGTATATGTGATGTTAAAGATTTAGAAGTAGTCATTAATGAAATAAATAACAATCTAAATTTTCCAGAACACGAAACAACAAAATAGAACAATGGAAATTATAAAACACAACAACAAAGAATATGAACTGTTGCTAGAGGTAACAATACATAAAAAAAATAAGTACACAGTCAAATTTTTAGACAATGAATTTACAGTACCTTATCCAAGAACTATGGTGCTGGATATGTTTACTAAGACACTACAAAAAACACCAGCATACTTAGATGATATGCAAATACCTGTTGTTATCTACGACAATAAAACAAATAAGACAACAGTATTAAATACAGCGAACAAAGATTTTACAGCAGACCATATTAGGTACGACAGAGTCCCTAAGTCTGTTAAATATATTCCTAACAAACTAATTACAGTACAGAGCGATGATTGGAAACTAGAAGCTACACGAAGACACTTCAATGCTTGGAAAAATGGTACAATCACAGACCAAGAGTATCGCTCAAGAATGTTAACAGTGTTACAATAAAGGAGATGTTATGAAAAAGAAAGTAATCGCTGTTCTAGAGGACATCAGAGATGAAATTGATGTGAATGCTAGTATTGACTTTAGCGACACATTAGTTGGTAAGATGGTAGTAATTGATGCTCAGGAACTACAAGCTACAAAAAATAACATTAATGATGTTATTAAAATGATACAAAATGAAATAGACTTTGATGATGCTCTAAAAGGTGTTGATGCTGTTCCTGTTATTACAGGTGATAAAGATACTGATGCTTTACTTGAAGATGAGCGACTGAATCAAGAGAATTGTGATGGTTTACTTTATCATACCATAAATGATATTGACAACAAATTAGGTCAGTATGCTGAGGAAATTATACATAGCTACGGTAATGAATTAAACCCAGATGAAATAATGAAAGCTATAAATGATATACAGGTTGATTGGTGGAATCATGGTGAACCAAAATTGAAGCATGAAGAAAAGTTAAGAATAATATCAAGATATAAGCAACTGGATAAAGCTAAATGAAAGTACACATAATTGATGATAAAGAGCCTACTCTGGAAGAGCTCCAGAAATTAGTAGGTGGCTACATAGAATTAATGTATA